ATTTATTAGATTATCATAATGTTCTGATATTGCATTGCCGCAATCTTTAATTTCTGGTATAGATGTTATCTCATCAAATACTTTTGATGGATTAGGATAAACATTTCTGATTAAGTGTGTGTATGAGCGAGAGTGAATAGTCTCAAAGAATGACCAGGTCTCTATTAGTAATTCTAATTCTGGATTACTTGCTATGGGAAGTAAAGCAAGGTCTGGTGACCTGCCTTGTACTGAGTCTAATAGGATTTGTCTTTTAAGATTTGCTGTAAAGATATGTTGTTCATTCTTTGTTAACTTACCAAAATCAATCTTGTCTTTTGTAACATCAATCTCATCTGGTGTCCAATAGAATGATAACATCTTTTCATAAAGCTTTTGTATGGGTGGATATTTAACTATATCATATCTAGCTATGTCTACTCCTTCATCAAAAAATAAATTCTTATCTAAGTGTCGTTTTTTGTTTATCTTAAATACGCTTTTTTTCATGTCTTGGGTTCATTCTCTTTAATCCATGTTTTTAATTCTTCAACTTCTTTGATGTACTTTGCTCTCATAACCATATAGCCTTCATCACCTGTTCTAACATATTCTCTATTACATATGTTAATGTTATTAATATAATTCCTAATGGTATCTTGGTATGGTTCTCTAAACTGTAAAACTTTCTCCACAGCCACACCTTGCCCTTTCTTTTGGATTATAAAATTCAAAGCCTTCATTAAGACCTTTTTTCTTATGGTCTATCTCTGCGCCTTCTACATATATTTGTGATTTTTTATCAATGATAACAGGAATACCTCTAACCACAAACTTATCATCTTGGTCAGTTTCCATTATATTGTATTCTAAGTGGTATGCCATACCAGAACAGCCAGTACCTTTTACTAATACTCTAAGTTGCTTATTGCCTGTGATTAAAGTATTTAGTTTTTCAACTGCTTTGTCGGTTAAGGTAATCATGATGGTATGTATATAAAAAAAGGACCGGAGTATTTGGTGATAAGGAACTCCGGAGAAAACCTCAGTTAGCTATCATGCAGCTAACAGATAATCGTTTTTGCCGATTAAATTTTCATTTTAAAGTCTTCGTTGACTGACGAGCCTCAAGCGGATCTGCTACCTAATCGAAGCCTTGTCTCCCCCATAAAATAGTACCCATGACACATGTGTCTTATATTATTTGGTGGAGGAGGCGGGAATTGAACCCACGTGTTAAGTGCTCCTACTTTTACCTTTACGTCGTTATATAACTCACTTCATTTTTGAATGAATGTTATGCATCATCAGATGTCAGTAACTTCCAAAGTATTGCTGCGGAAATTAGACCAACTAAACCAGCGTCTCCTAGCTGATGTACAATGCCTATGATAGTACCAATGACGTCTCCGCCAAGGAAAGGTACTGTACCACCGAACACTACCTGTAAAACGATAGCTAAACTAATCAGTGATATACCAATAGCTGTAGCAGCTGCGACGCCGCTTGTGATTTTATCTAACATATATTCTCCTATGTCGTTGTTGTAAATAGTTTAGCCTTATTTCGAAGGTACATCGTCCTTAAATATTTCATCAATATATTAAGTCAATTTAAGGAATAGTTGGAATGTTTGATAAGATTCCATTATATATTTATATATATCCTATTTTTACCAAAGTTGAATCTATTATAACATAATTTATAGGTATTGTACATACCAAACGCAACTATTTTGCGCAAATAATTGAAAAAAAGAATAATCTTTAGTTTTATTCATAATAGTATCGTGGTGTATTTATAGTTTGAGGGCGATAGTTATAATCTGGTTCTGTAGCATATCGCCATAGCTCTTTATATTTAGGGTCAATATTATTACCAGTAGTTTTAAATAATGTATCTTTATAAAATTTATTGGTACCCAGTAAATTAGGTCTAGATTCTAAAACCTCTTTTGCATGTTCTCTATCCTCTGCATTAGCGTCAGGTTCTATACCATGTAAAATAAAATTAGCAACCATTTCACCTATATACCTATGACCATCTTCTCCTCTATGGTCATCTACATACATAACATCACTATGGTCAACTATATCACCATTAGCCATTATACCTTGCTTCTCAAGCCATGGGTCTATTCTCATTATATTACCAAACATTTCATGACCAAATTTTGGTTTTAAATAGAAATAATCTAACATTTCAGGTTTATACCAACAGTCAGAGTTCCACCAATAATAAGGAATACCATGTGCTTCTAAATAAGATGCAAGATGATTTTGTGCTCTTGCCCAAGCTTCTCTACAATATTCTTCATGAGTTGGCAAATTACAAAGAGCTTCTCTATAATCTACATATCGTTTATAAAAATCTATTAAGTCCTGTACTTCTGGGTTCTCATCTTCTTGTAAAAAATATGGATGTATATCTTGTTTAAATCCAGCTTTAAAAAGTAGATTTGGAAAATGTAAACCTAAATGATTTAATTTTTCAGGTACTTTTTTTAACATTGATGTTTCATCATCTCTTTCTAAATATATTCCTGTTGATGTTAATTTAACTGGACCCTCGCGAGGAAATTGTTGTAAGAATACATATGAATCTGAGTGGGGTGCTTTCTGATTAAGTTTAAGTGCATCAGCAGTTGCACCATCACGAAATGGGTCATCTGCATATTTACGATGATATGGAATACTAAACCTATCTGAATAAGTCCATTGCACAATAACCATATCTGGTTTTACTGTACTTGTTTCTAACCAATGAATAGTAGAATCTGTTATACATGTAGCATCATCTCCACCCTTTGCTAAATTGACAACGTTAGTATCACCCAACATTTCACCTGCTACATTGGGCCAAAGCTTATCAAAATAACCTTTTTCAATAGCATGATTAGTGCCATGAGTATGTGAACATCCATTAACTAAGATCACTTAATCCACTCCGTTTAATATAATCTCTATATTGATTCATATTATTTACCATTGGTTCACCTTTAAAATTTAAAGAAGTATTAAGTAATACAGGACATCCAGTTTGTTTAAACCATATTTCTAAAACCTTCCGCAATACAGAATTGCAAGATTTATTAACTATTTGTACTCGAGCACTATTATCTACATATGTAACAAGAGGAAGTTGGCCGGTTTTATGCTGAGCTGTAAATTGCATATATTTACTGGCAGGTCCTCTAAAATAATTATCATATTCTTCTGCTAAAATTGCTGGAGCAAATGGTCTCCAAGATTCTCCTTTATGTTTTAAATCATTCATGATTAATTCTGATGCTCCTCCTCTTGGGTCTGCAAGAAGTGACCTATTGCCTAATGCTCGTGGCCCAAACTCTGTTCGACCAGAACATACTGCGGCAACACCTTTCTTATGTAGTTCTACTACTATTTTATATGCGTCCATTACAGGTACTTCAGTTCCTAAATATGGGTCTTGCCATTTTAGTTTCTTTCCATAATGTCTTGCGGCTGCACCAAGTGCTGAACCACCATCTCCAGGATTTGGCATTATCCAAATCTTTTTTTTCATTGATGCAATCTTAGAATTAGCTACACAATTAAGAGCACATCCACCCATAAGAATTAAATTATCATGAGAGGTATGTCTTTGAACTGTTTTTACTAAATAATATTCATAATGTTCTTGTACATTTCTTGCTAAATCTCTTTTGTCTTGTTTAGTTCGTACTTGTATATGTTGATTTTCATATCTTGGTTGAAATAAATAATGACGAAAATGAGCAGACCCTTGAAACATCGGAGCTAATTTTGGAACTGAATCAATTACTTTAAAAAGTTTTGGGTCATCTCTATTATATCTTCCACCTAAAGCGGCCATAGCCATAATAATATATTCATCTTGCATTTCCTTATAACCACACATGTTAGTTACATGAGAGTATGGCATACCAAAAGATTTAGGATATTGCATTCCCCAGGTTTTTGTCCATACTCCATCACGTACTTTATGAACTGTAGCCGTATCCCATTCGCCTACGGCATCCATAGTTAATATATCACAATCATCAAATGGAGATGTAGCCCATCCGGCCCATGCATGTGTTTCATGATGGTTGTATTCTCTATCAACACTGATGTTTCTTTTGATTGGGGGAAATTGACCAGACCATTTACGACGTTCATTTACTTTATCAAGTATTTGATGACCTACTACAATATCAGCATCGGGCAATAACTTAGGGTTTAACCATTTATCATTTTTAATACGTGAATGTCTTTCTTGATGGTGAGCTTCTAATATTCTACCATTTTCAATTAATGCCCAACATGCATCATGTGACCCTTCAGATATTCCTAGTATTCTCATAGTGTACAGCTTTCACAATATTCCTCATATTCTTTTTGACTATTAAAATCATCTCTTCCTAATTGTGATTCATCTTCATTTGTCAAGTCATTAGTATTAAAATAATACAATTGCTTACCACCATATTTATAGAACGTAATTAAATCCTTTATCATAACAGATAAAGGTATTTTCATATCTTCGTATTGAGCTGGATTATAACTGGTGTTTACTGATATTCCTTGGTCAACATACTTCTGAAGTACTGCCATGATTTTTAGATAACCTTCTGGTCCAGGTTGGTCCCATAATAAATCATATTTGTTTTTAAGATTGTGGATATTAGGTACAACCTGTGGCATTACACCATCTTTAGATTGCTTATACGATACAAGAGCACGAGGTGGTTCTATACCATTTGTTGCATTACCTATCTGGGCCGAGGTTTCTGCTGGCATTATAGCCATTAATGTCGAATTTCTTATGCCGGTTTTCAAAAGCTGCTTCCTAAGCGCCTTCCACGGCATTCTTTCCTTGTGTTTGACTAATTCATTGACCTCGGGTTTATAGCTATCTATCGGCAAGATACCATGCCCGTACTTAGTCTCGAGATTTTTATAGCATGTTCCTTGCTCTTTTGCTAGGTCTGCACTAGCTTTTATGAGATAATATGACCATGCCTCTGCGTAGAGATCAACGGTCGTAAGGGCTTCATCATTGTACTTCAGCCCACGCTTCGCCAAGAAGTAGGCAAAGTTTATGATGCCTACACCTAGTGGTCGTCTAGCCATTGTTGACCTTTCTGCAGCGATCACAGGATAGTTTTGATAGTCAAGGAGAGCATCAAGAGAACGTACTGCTAACTCACAATAGTGTTCAAATTGAGATGGGTCATTTATAAGACCCCAATTAATTGCAGATAGAGTACATAAAGATATCTCACCTTTATTTCTATCGTCATATGATTCTAATCCATGACTTGGTAAATCGATTTCACAACAAAGATTTGACTGGTGTATCGGTGCTTGTTTCTCAATGAATGCACCATGTGTATTTGCATGGTCTACATTTTGTAGATATATCCTACCTGTCTCTTTACGTTCTGTTAAGAACTGAGAGAATACCTCGAGGGCTGGTAAAGATTTCTTACGAATCTTCCATGACCTCTCATACTTTTCATATAACTCTTTAAATTTATCTTGGTCTTCAAAGAAGGCATCGTATAATCCAGGGACATCGTCAGGAGAGAAGAATGTTATCTTGCCACCTTCTAATAGTCGTTCATACATTAACTGATTAAACTGGAATCCATAATCCATATTACGTACTCGTGTCTCTTCTGTACCTCTATTATTTTTAAGTACTATTAAGTCTTCAAATTCATAATGCCATACTGGCATATAAACTGTTGCCGCGCCACCTCTTACTCCGCCTTGAGAACAAGACTTAACCGAGCTTTGAAATAATTTTAAGAATGGTATTAGACCAGTATGCACAACAGAACCATCACCAATATGTGAACCAACAGCTCTTATCTTTCCAGCGTTAATTCCTAAGCCGGCCTTCTTACTGATGTACTTAACAATTGAAGTTGATGTTGCATTGATTGAGTCTAATGAGTCATTAGATTCCAAGACTACGCATGAAGAGAATTGTCTTGTAGGAGTTCGGCAACCAGCCATGATAGGCGTGGGTAATGATATGTAAAACTGGCTTATGGCATTATAGAATTCTCTAATAAACTTCATACGTCTACCATTATATCGTGCAAATAAAGTCATTGCAATCATAATATATAACACCTGAGGCGTTTCATATACTGTACCATTAGACCTGTTTTGCACAAGATACTTTGACCTCATTTGTTCCATACCAGCATATGTAAAGTCATCATCTCTATTATGATTAACTATATAATTGTTTATATAATCAATCTCAGCTTCTGAATATTTATTTAAGATATCTGAGTCATAGACACCAGCATCAATATTGTGGTCTATAATATCTTTAAGAGGCCAAGGGTCTTTATCACCATATACTATTTTCTTAAGCTTGTAATTAATAAGCCTTGCTGCTACAAATTGATAGTTAGGGGTTGTCTCAGTTATGAGTTCAGATGAGGATTTGATTAAGAGGTCATGAATCTTTACAGATTCCATCTCTTCATATATTTGAACATTGGCTCGCATCTCTATTTCAGAAACAGAGACACCAACTAAATCGTTACAGGCCCACTCAAGAACACGGTGGATTTTATTAATATTAAACGGTTCAGTTTCACCTGACCGTTTGGTCACAAAAATAGACGTCATGTCACTCCAATTAAATTATGTTACAATATATTTTCAGCAGATATAAGAATGTTTTCTCTTGTTTTATATATAGGAACACCTGCAAAATAAGCTACAGGTTCAATAGAATCTAAATTTACAATAGTTCCTTTGTTACTTTCCAAAATATCATGACTTAATATATGTTGACCTGTATTAATATTTTTAACTTCTTCACTAAGGTCAAGCGATGTATCATAACCTAAGTCTTCTAATACCTTTAGAATGTCTTCTTCTTCCATTCCAGTTTCTTCTTTTATTAAAAAGAGTGCAGCGGCATATGAAGCTATTTTACTTTTTCCAAATGGGATTTTCTCAAGTATTCTTTTTATATTAAAGACTAATCTATGAAAAACAGTATATGTTTTCTTTTGAGCAGGGGTCTGGTCTTTTACTTTAACTAATAACTTGCCTTTGTCATTAATCACTCCTTCAGTATAGGCATCGGTATCTGACCATTTAGTTACAAGTAAGCGCATAAATTTATACGTTAAGAATAAATCTACTGCGCTTTCTTTAATATATTCTGCTGCCATTTATAATTTCCTTAATACATCTATAACAGTCGAGTCTAGTGGGACTTCGACATACTTATCTTCTGGTAAATAATTTAAATATACCAGAAATGTTTTAACAATACTTTGTAAAGTATTATGTGTTTTTGCCATTAATATTTCTGCACATACATCAGGGCCTAACACATTACCTAATATAATAATATGGTTTAATATCAATCGCTCTTTCAAATCATCATCACGATAATATCTATTAACTAATCGGTTGATATATTTAAACCTCGATATATCTTCTTTAAAGTCTTCAGTTGTTGCCCATTTATCTTTTTGATAATGTTTTGCAGCATATAACTCAAAGTTATTCTTAGTCAATTCCATAATATATATTTATGTTTATTTTGTGGGAAACAATTCTTCTTTTAATTGATTTTTAAATTCTTTCAATTGTTTCAATAAACTTGATTTACTTTTACGTTTATCTAACTCAATCCCAATCGTTCTACCATACTCTTCTAAATCATCTTTAGATGACCTGTTAGAATATGATGCCGCTTCAGATTTTTTCTTCTTTGGTTTAACACCATTGAACGCATCTTGTTGCTCTTGAGTTAACGCAGCCGCAACCAATCTTTCACCAGTCGGACTTAAAATACCTCCTGCGTCAGCCGTACCATCGGCTAACCAACCAACTTTTTCTAGTGGCATATCTTTCTCCTATGTAATAATAATATCTGAAAGCCAAAAGTTTTTAAACTTTCCATCTCCTTTCAGTTTCACTTCAACGTGATTGCTCCCTAGTTTATTGATTATACCTTTTTGTCCATCATTAGTTACTACGTCATCATTCACATTAAATAATTTACCAGCCGCATACTTCTCACGAAGTTTTGAGACTGGATTTAATTTTATATTTTGTCTATAAAATTCTGATTCCTTTATACCCATGCCTTTTTGAACTGCTTTCATAAGTCCTTTGGCATCCTTAAATCTTTTTGGTAGACCACTAGCAAATTTAACTAAGTCATTATCTGCAGCCGCTGCTCTCATCTTAGAGGCTGACATACCTTCAGCACCTTCAGCATCTGGGTCTCTTACACCAGCGCTCATAACATCTATTACATCAAATTCATAAAATCCGTGTCTAGCTTTTCTACCATTAAAATCATCTAAAAGTTTAACAAATTCTTGGTGTCTATCATCACCAACAACTAATTCAAATTCTGTATATCCATCTTCATAAGCGGTTACCGCTACATCCCAAATTGTCTTAACTTTTTTATCCATAAGTATATGACGCGCATGCTTAGGAAATACTTTACGCATATACTTAACTTTAGTTCTCCAATCTAATGGATTCTTTTTATTACCTGAGGTTTGGCTTGCATATACCCTATGGTCACCTGTACCTTTAGACATACTTACATCTAAAAGTTTTTCGTGTCCAATAGTAGGAGGATTAAACCGACCAAAGTTTACCGTGACCGTTTTAGTCGCGGCCTCTTTGAGAAGGTGTTCCTTAAATGTATGCAATCTAGCCATTAGTCTGGGTGCTTTACTCTCTTAGCTGCATATAATGCTTGCATAATTTCTTTATTTGCTTTGTCAAGTTTGGAATAAACATCCCAGTACTTTCCGGAATTATCACCACCCGATGGTCCGACATCAGCATCCATTTGAAATAGAAAATCACAATGTTGTCCAAACTCAAGAAATGCTTTTTCAATACGTTTGACTTGTTGTTTCATTTGTGCTGGTGTCCAAAGACCTTTTATTGGTCTTATCCTTTTAGCCTCATTAACATCTGTATATGGTATAGGCCTATTACCCATTTGTTTCAATGCATGTTGTGTGTTTATTGGTTTGTCTGCCATTATTTTATCCTCTTAATTTTTTTGAGTGCAGCATCAAGTAACGCACCATCATCTGCATCAATGTATACAGCAACATGGTCTTTACGTTTCATCATACGGAACTTAACACCCTTTGCTTTAATAGTACGTTGTATTTCTTTTGCACTATCTATATCTGTTTTAATAATGGCCCGTGGATTTTCAATCTTAACCGCATCGCCACCATAAGCACCTTGCATTTCTGTAGGTAATTTAACATTAAATCTGCCAAACTTTTTCTCACCAGGAGCAGCTGGTTTATTTGGGTCTATACGAGCAGGTGATTTTAGAATAGCTTTCTTCATATCAGCAACTGTTTCTCTACGACCATCACCCTTTGAGCTGAGTGTCATAACAGTATCGCTACCTACTACTAAGTCTGTATCATCAAAATAGATTGATGAACCAGCAATGTGTGCTTTAATTTTTGGGTCTTTCTTAAGAAAATTTGTAATTGCTATTTGCCAATTTTGGTTTCTTTGACCATACCCATGCCAGCCTTCATCAGATATTTTAGATTTATCTGTTACTTTACTAGCTTCGTTTATGTGTGTTTTTAATGTCTTCATTTGAATGGTTCTCCTTTTAACCACATAACCAGCGAGTATCTTGTACCAGTTATTACTTTATCCACTTTATGCCATATATCAGAAGGGAACACGGATATAGACCCCCTCGGCTTTAGTTGTTCACATAATACAGGATTAGTAATCCCATATTTATTTTCAGGGTCGAAGTACATATCACCACCTTCATACCCATCATTTAAATTTACAGTAACACTTAATTTTCTTATTTTACCATCTTTACCAGGCCTAGAGAATGTATCTCTATGCCAATTATAAAATTGGCCTACTCCATATTTTGTAAATTGAAGCTGTGGTACTGGTTCCCATTGGAAATTCCAGCCCGCGCTTGTATTTGCTATATCAACATAAGGATTTATTAAATCTAAAATCCATTTGTCATATAACCATGTTACTTCTGAATCTCTATTAACACTAACATTACCTTTACCAGTTTTTGCTGGGATTGGATCTTGTGTTAAACCATATTTAATTATTCTATCACATTCCTCTGAAGATAACGCACCCTCAAAGGTCCATACAAAATTTTTTAGTCTCATCGCGACTCACTTTCCCACCCTTTAATAATATCTTTACTAAAATTGTTATAACTGAACTCCATTCTGTCAACAATTTTGACTGCACCATCCGTTAAATGGTCTATTGCAACATATCCTTCAGCTCCTGTTACTCTAAACCCATCTTTAGTCTTTACAAATGTATTTATACTATCCATGGAGTCAAGGTGTGTTAATAACTTTCGCTTGGCATTGACAAGCTCATTCTGCATGTCAAACATAGTGATTAAGTTAGTTGTATTGTCATCATTGAACCATTGAAGTGCGGCAATCTTAGAATTATTCTTTCTATCTTTACCAGCTTGGCTCTTTAATCGGTCTATTTCTTTGTCATATCTATCATGAATCCATTGTACTAGTTCTTTTGCATGCGCTTTAGTGTCGCTAATTTCACTTTGCGCTCTAACCTTCGTGTTTCGAAAGGTATTAATAAATAAATTAATATCTGTATCTGTAGATACGTCTTTAAGCGCGTTAGCGGAGATTTTCTGAAAGAGTTTTCCAGCGTTTGATATGTGTTTGGTAATTTCATCTGTTTCCCTTTTGGTTAATGTAGCGAGACCAGAAATATCTGGGAAGTTAGCAGATTTCTGCCATACACTCCTAGGTTTTTTAAATGCTCCAGTGGTTACACCAAAGGATGCATTCATTTTTTCAAAGGTCGCACCTTGATAATAAGTATGCCACACTACTCCAATCTTTGCTCGCTGAATCTCTTTCGCTGCTTCAATAGGTACTGCATATACTATAGTGTTCGGATGGAAGGTTATATACTTCTGTCCGTCAATTGTTTGTCTCTTTAAGTCTTTTTTAGTGAACATAATATCACCTTGGTAGACTCCTTTCTTTATGCCAAGTTTTTTAAATTCTTGAAATGCTACTGTAAGTTTTGCTGCTAAATCACCTGAGGTATCGGCCTTAACATCTTTAACGCTCTTATATACCTTAGGGTTTTTATTGAATATTCCTTTCTTTGCAACAAAAAACTTATCATCTTCTGGGTCAATACCAGCAAATACTGCCGGAGCTCCATCCCATTTAACTGTAACTGCTTTATTAACATTCGTATTACCAGCTAACATATCTCTTAAATCGCGTAGGGCAAAGATAGCCGCACGTGCCCCTTTCACGCCGCCATCTATGACCATATCTTCTATATGGATCATGTGTGTATTCTTAGCTTCTTGTATGTGTCTCTTTAAATTCATTCGAATAATCCTTTGAAATTTGTTATCTTATCTCCACGTTGTGTCGCTGCACCTTCAATGTCAAATGTAAACCCTGCACCAGATTTCTTAAATGATATCTTATGGTATTTTGGATGGTCATCAGCTATCTCAGCAAATATGTATAAATTAATTACAAAATATTCTCTCTTTGGATGTATATCAACAAGCAATATCTTTACTTGCTCTTTGTTTAATTTTGGATTGCCTTGCTTTAATGATGCAACACTTATAATTTCATAGTCAGCTTTAGATGCATTACCATATACTTTAACAACTGGCAACTTAGTATCACCCATAGCCATAGACCTAACTAATTCATTAACAACTTTAATACCATTTTTATTAACATCATCTACAATTTTGTTTATAATATTAAATGATATTACATTACCAACTAAGAAGTCTATGGATTCTCCACTGACCATTGGTCTACCAAGTGCTTTATGCATAGCTATTACATCATTGTTTACTACCTTTACATCTTTATAAGATTTATTAACGTGTTTAGTATAGTCCCTACCTAATTGTTTATTTGAAACAATAGCATCCATCTGTTCTTTCTGGCCTGGTCTTTCATTTAATGTACCTTCTCTTAAAGCTCTCTTTGTGAGATTATTAATAAATCTTAATTCGGCTGCTTCTTCTCTTTTCATTAATTTTCCTATAGAGGCAAGAATCCCTCTTGTAAATTTAATTGCTTGCGCTGCAGCTTGTTTAAATTTGCCTAGAGCATCTTTACCCATTTGTTTAGCCTTAGCCATAGCATCTCTAAATACTGCTTCATCTAAATACTCTTCAAAATAAATGCCAGCTTCATCAGCATTTTTTCCAACATCATATTTACCTTTAATAAGTTTTGTAATCTTACCAAGCTTTGCACCACCTTTAGATTTCTTTAAAGATATTTGATACCATTCAATGCCATCACAAGATAATTTACCAGTCTTTTCATCACTTACTATAGGCTCATCAGTTCTTAATGCATCATATAATTCTTTTGCTGTTACATCGATAAGAACACAGTCAGCAGTATTAGGTTTAACATCACCTATAATACCTTCTTTATTTTTTAAAGCCTTATAGTAACTACTAATATTAGTCCAAATTATATATGGTTTCTTAAATCCAATTTCTTTTTTATAATGATATGAACCATTAACCAACATAATAACATCATCTTGAAGGCCTTTATCATTATAACAAAAGTCTACAAAGTCATCCCAATTATTAATGAATTCACGTATTGCAAAATCACCATAAATTTTCTGACCTTTAAGAGTCTTAACAAAATTACTTACATTCAAATCAGTTTTTAAATAAAATCCTATCGATTGCATAAACTCTAAAAATTCTGTTGGATTACTAATACCAAATTCTTTCATACTAGATACTTTAGCTGCAGAACCTGTACCAAATTTAAGACTTAATTTAATTTCTAATTCTTTTTTTATATCACTTAAAGTAAATTGTCTCTCTAATTCTCTTTGAATTTTAATTGGACCACCATCATCACTGAATATTAAAGGATTAGCAACATGATATGTACTCTTTATGTGTTTATATAATTTTTTAATATGTTTCTTTTGGTCAGCAGAATAATTATTTAATTTATTAATATCCCCAACTACTTGTGGTCGTATGTCATATACGGCTTCTGTTATTTTAAATGCTTCATATCGTGTCTTTCTATTTAATACTTTAGCAAACTCTCTATGACTTAATTTAAAATGGTCAGCTGCAATGTCTCTCATTTTTTGGTCAGATACACCTCGTTTTTGCATATCAGAATTTTTCTTAAACGAACGATACATTGCTAATGCACCTTTGTACTTATCGGCATGAGCTATTCTATAGATTTTACGCTTTACTTTTTTAGGAAGTAAATCAACTAATCTCATTCCAGTTGCTTCGTTTGTGTGTTCTCTAAATCCTTGCATTAGTTATCTTTCATCCATTGTTTTGCTATTTTATTATTTGGAAATTTCTTAGACCATCTAGAAAGCACACCAAATAATTTATTTGTTAGATGTGGAGTCTTCTCCCATACTGAATTATCTATTTCAAAAAATAATTTACCAAACATTCTTTGATATACATTAATATTTTTTACAACATCTTTATGCATTTTAGTTATCATTTCTGGTCCTAGTGACCTACCACCAGTTGCACCCCTAATATCATCTGATACAATAGCATATTCTAATTGTGTTGAGACATATACCATAGCACATTCATAACCCTTTGCTTCTAATTCTTTCTTTTGAGATTTAATTTTACCAACATTACGAGCAGTACCATCAATGACAAGACCTAATCTGCCTATCTCTGCGTGTCTTTTCTTTGCTTGACTATGTCTTTTTGCAACATTTCTCACTACATCTCTTTGAAATTGTTGGTCAACATTTAATACTAAGTCTAAAAAAGCATCTTTCATATACTTTTGAAACTCATGGTCTGAGTTAATAGATTTATATCCAAGCTGGCCAGGTAATGCTAGCTGTTCTGCAACGTGAGATTTACCGGCACCAGGAGAGCCGCACATAAATACTGCGTGGAATATTGAGGGGTCATTTCTTCCCTCAAAAATCTTAAATGATTGCATTAAAAACCCTTATATAAGTTATGGATATACAGGTATTTATATGTTTACAAGTTTTTAATGATTTTATTGAGGTTTCTAATTTTGCTGTACGTTTTTAGCTTTGTCAGCTTAGGAACAACATTGTCTGTGATGTTTTTTGTTGAAACATAGCCATAATAATCAAGTATAAGTATCATAGCCATTATATCACCTAGTTCTTTTTCTAATTCAGCCACATTATCTGCATCGTATGGACCAAATCTAATTAATTTAGAGTTTGCTTGTATTACTTCCGCGCACTCTTCTGACAATATCGTCAGTGTTTCTTTTATATTCATTACTTTTTAGGACCTAATATAAAGTCCTCTTTCTCCATAGCATCTTCTAAGACGCTTTTTAATATATCTCCTGCTGCAGCATTAAATTCAGGTCTACCATGAGGATTATCTCCTGGATAATCTACTATCTCATAGTCAAAGTTTATCGACTCGGTTGTTGAGTTTATTTTAACATTCATATATCGATAAACAACATTGTGGAATTCACCACCTGTTAATCGTATATACCAATGCTCATCATCTCTAGTAGGTTGATCTACAAAAGTCCATTTTTTAAATGGTACGTTATCTTTTAGTAAAGTTGACTTCATAATAAGAACCTTCGTATTCAAATTCAATTGTTGAATGACTATACACATTGCGTACAGTTCTTTGTTGTCTAGTCTCTTGTTTACAAACCATAGCTGTGGTAGTGCTATTCTTTTTAGCTTCTTCTGCACCAAGCGCTGCACCTATAATAGCTCCAGGTACTTTACCACTATCTTCATCGATAGCATCACCAACAACTGCACCGAAGATTGCTCCCCAAAATGCACTATTAATTAGG